GCTATTCACCCCTCCCAGAGCGCTCGCCCTCGAGCACATTCACAAAACACTACAGCCATAATAAGCCCATTAACACGCCATTTCAATATTATAACATAAATTAATGATACTAAACAAGTTGAATTCCTAAAATTCCACTTGAACGTTTCGTTATTACATAATCCACGCGGTTATGGGTTGTACAATATTCAGAAAGGGTCTGAGAAATAAAATCCTTCACTTTAAAATCGCTTGTATTAAATCTTTCACTTTCTTCGAGCAGTGCATTGATAGTTTTAGATGGTAAAACATAGAACTTGTCGTCTGGTGTAACTTTATATCTTATTTTTGAGCTTACGTCGTCACCAGAAATCAATTCATCCTCTCTATATTGATGCATTAACAAAATCGGCTTATCATTTAATCCGGTATTAACGATAAATTCAACATACTGTTCGCACATTATATCATGAGCTCGACTTAAATATTCATGCACATTATCACCAAACGCTAAAGAGTCAGTCGATATAGGAATAATATCAACACTAGGTAGATCTACTGAGCCATTTTGATTATTAGATTTGGCTTCATTAATTAATTGTTGATTATACTTATCAGCATCAATTAGCTTGAAGGTTAATTCAGAAATCTGTTTTGTCTGCTGCAATAACTTATCATTTAAACCAACATTAATCAAAGATAAATTTGCGTTATCCGAAGTCAATCTAGCGATTTCGAGTTTTAAATTAGATATCTCAAGATCCTTCAATTCGATAATACTAACATCATCTTCAGCTTTCACATCTATCTTTGCGGTATCGTCTTCTTTAATGGGTGATTGTTCTAGTTGCTTATCCGCTTTCGGTAATCTTTGAGGGAGAGGAACTGCCGATTTAACATCTTTAAAATTTGTTAATTCGATTGCATGATAGTGGCCCACGGTTTCCGCAGTCGGCACAATATATTTAAAAGAGAAAAGTTGTCCTTCGCCAAATTCTATAAAGTAATCAACACCTAAATGCTCTAAAACCAATCTACGACATACATCTAAATGTCTAATTATGTCGGTAATCAAAACAAACGGGAAACCACCCTTCAAAATCATACGAACGTCTTCGTCTGTCCTATCTTGAGAAAGAATCTCAACCACAACATCATAAGCTTGCTGTGCATTTTCGAATCTATCAGGTAACTGGGTCGCAAGGGTCTGATAAAAACAGGGTGAGTCAAAATGAGCCGGGACCATTTGTTTTAATTCATAACGAAAAGGAGTAATAGGAAATTTCATTTTAAGCTCATTTAGCACGTCATCAATCGCACCATCAAATGTTGGTAATACAGTCTGATCGTCCATTTTCTCACTTACCGCATCTAAAATTTTGTCAATATCCTCAAAACTCTCACCATCTTTTGCTAATTCAGAGATAGGACCACGGATCGTGCTAAGAAAATTGTAAGCATCATCTACGTATAAGATTTCGGCAAAACATATAGACGCTAAAGTGTTTACTCCATTAATAAATTCATCAGAACGCTCCCGATCACTCACTTTAACATATAATTGTATACTTCCGTCATCAATCCTCTGAGTTACCTCTCTACCAATCTTGTTCCATGCTGCGTTAGTAATCAAACTATTAAATTGTGTAGAAAAGACATTTACATACAAATTTTCACACTCATTGTTTAGGGTGTATTTACTTCCAGTCGCAATATCAGCATTATCACTAACAAATTTTTCTCCTTTAATCATGACTTCGCGTTCCAAACCAATATACAAATTAAACTGCTTAGCATTAACATTATCGCGTTTTGCACTTGAGATCGATGTTACGTCAGGCTCCTGCACATGTATTTTATACTCGCGCTCGTCGAATTTAACATCATCAATGTCACATTTAAAACATACACTTCCGTTACGACTCGCAATATACTGTAATGTTTCAAAGCGCACAACCATCTCTTCGTTATCTCTAATGTAAATCGAAAACACTAATGTCTTAGACGGACTACGACGGAAAGCAGCTTCAAGTTTATCGCGTTGAGCATTGGAATTAAGAGTCATCCATTTAACAGGTTTTCCAGTACCTTGCTTAACTAATCTTTCAATTTCAGGAAGCTCGCGCCCATCCTTGCTTGCCGTGAATACTCGAAGTTTCTGGATCGAATTATCTTTAAGGGAAGTGGCGTGCAAAAAGGTCTGTGGTGAGGTCATTGTAGAGTCGTTTAAAAGCTGTTCGAGGGGGAAAGTAGGGTACACTGAAGTTTGGGGTTTTTTAAT